ATAGGACAGAACGGCCCGACGGGTGAACATTACGAGGAAGAAAAATAATGGCAGGTTTAAAAACATGGTCGTATTCGGCTGCTACTACATTCGAGAAGTGTCCGAAACAATACTTCCATCTTTACGTAGCCAAAGATATAAAGCAAGACCCTAATACAGAACACTTTCTGTATGGTAACGAAGTTCACAAAGCTGCTGAGTTGTATGTGCGAGACAATGTCCCACTACCTGAAAAGTTTTGGCAGTTTCAGCCTTCGTTAGACCGACTAAAACAAATCCCAGGTAAGAAATACTGTGAGCACAAGGTTGGCTTAACGCGTGACCTACAACCTACAGGCTTCTTTTCCGATGACGTATGGTGGCGCGGTGCGATCGACTTGCTCATCGTGAACCCTGAAACAAAGACAGCTACGGTTATCGACTATAAGACAGGTAAGTCTAGCCAGTATGCCGACACTCGTCAGTTATCTCTATTAGGTGCAGCAGTGTTTAAACACTTTCCCGAGGTAGAGGTAATCAAGTCAGGCTTAGTGTTTTTAGTCAGCAAAGAAATATTAAAAGAAGACTATAAAATGGATAACTTCGATGATATGATAGGCGAATGGGATACCCTAATCAAACGGTTAGAGACAGCTTATGATACCAACGTATTTAATGCCGCTCCTAACTTTGCGTGTAAACGGTTTTGCCCAGTACAAAGTTGCCAACATTGGGGAAAATAGATGGCTAGAGATTACCAAAGAGAAAACGAGCTGTATAAGAGTAAGCCCGACCAAATAGCTAAACGTGTTGCACGTAATAAAGCAAGGCGTGAAGCTATACGGGATGGACGTGTTAAGAAAGGTGATGGTAAAGAGATTGACCACATTATTCCACTATCCAAAGGAGGCAGTAACGACAAATCAAATACTCGTATCCGATCAAAAAGTAAGAATAGTAGCTTCAGCCGAAACGCTGATAACAGTGTGAAAAAGAACACACCTAAAAAGTAACAGACGGTCCGCAAGGCATGAGTGCGTTAACCATGTCAGTTAATAATAGGAAGTCCTTTCGAAGTTTACTCATACCTAGGTATTAACCGAACACCCACGAGACGGGTTAAATAGGCTGGCCACACATCTCTCCGTGGTCAGCCTATTTTCTTTACATTTCCAAAAAACCATGTATACTAAGTAACCCGCATCTTAAACACATGATAAGTGACTTACACATGGAAATCTATAAAGACAAAGCCTTAATAGTAAACACTCGCCGTCCTGAGTTAATCCTTGACAAGATACCTAAGAGTAAAGTTGTCAAGGCCTACGATAACGGCATTACCCAAGTGATTGTTAACTGGGAACTGGACGAGGTACTAACCTTGTCATCGATGCGCATTAAGAATGCCCCATCACCCATAACAAAAGAATACAAATGGCCGGGTGTACACACGCCGTTTGACCATCAAAAGACCACCGCGCAATTCTTATCCGCTAACCCTAGGGCTTACTGCCTATCTGAAGCAGGGACAGGCAAGACCTCTGCTGTGATATGGGCTGCCGACTACCTGATGAACAAAGGTAAGATTAAGCGTATGCTAGTGGTATGCCCCCTATCTATTATGCAAGCAGCGTGGCAGTCAGACTTCTTTAAGACAGCGATGCATCGAACAGTAGCCGTAGCTTACGGCACCGCAGAGAAGCGTAAGGAGATAGTCAAGGGTACCGCAGAAGTGGTCATCATCAACTACGATGGTGTGGAGATTGTCGAGAAGGAAATTAAGGCAGGCAACTTCGACTTGATAGTGGTTGACGAAGCTAACTATGTTAAGACAGTTACAACCCGTAGATGGAAGGCGCTCAACAGGGTGCTCCAACCTGACACATGGCTGTGGATGATGACAGGTACGCCAGCATCTCAATCACCAGCCGATGCCTATGGCTTGGCTAAACTTGTCAACCCAGCATCCGTGCCTAAATACGCTGGCACATTCAAAGATATGGTGATGCAGAAGATAAGCCAGTTCACATGGATACCTAGGTTCAACGCACAAGACATCGTATTCAAGACCTTGCAGCCAGCGATACGCTACACCAAGGCCGATTGCCTAGACTTACCTGACGTCATGTATCAAACGCGTGACATACCTCTTACAGCACAGCAAGACAAGTATTACAAAAAGCTTAAGAAAGAGTTCTTCATTGAGGCTGCTGGGGAAGACGTTACCGCAGTGAACGCTGGGGTTATGCTCACGAAGTTGTTACAGGTATCTAGTGGTGCTATATACGCTGACTCCCGTGAGATTATCGAGTTTGACATGAGTAACCGCATGACTGCGCTCAAAGAGATTATCAATGAGGCCAGTCACAAAGTTCTCATATTCTGTCCGTTTAGGCATAGTATAGACAAGATTATGTCCGAGTTGAATAAGGACAAGATACCCTGTGAAGCCATACATGGTGATATCAACATGACCAAGCGGTCGCAGATATTCAAAGACTTCCAAGAGAACAAAGACCCTCAAGTATTGGTTATCCAACCGCAAGCTGCGTCACATGGCGTTACGTTACACGCTGCGAACGTAGTGGTGTTTTGGTCACCAGTGATGTCGGTGGAAACCTACATACAATGCTGCGCTAGGGTCGATCGCGCTGGTCAGCGAAACCCGATGACCGTAGTCCACCTACAGGGCTCCCCCGTTGAGAAAAAGATTTACGCCATGCTTCAAAATAAAATAGATACCCACACCAAGCTGGTTGACCTATACAGAGAAGAAGTAGAGGCTTGACAAAGTAAATAGTTGTGGTATACTACTAGTTCTAATTTGAAAAGGAGGGTGTATGGAATTAGATGAAATCAACCTTGAAAAGCTTATGCAAGCTGATATTAATATGCGTGAGAAGATGGCTGAACTTGAAAGTCAGATTAGCGATATTAAGCAGAAGCGTGACCAAATACAGTTTGCTTTACATGAAGCATGCAAGTCACTAAACGTAAGCAGTCTTAAAACAAAGATAGGCACGTTATCACGTACAGTAAAGACCAGCTACATTACCAACAACTGGCCTGCATTGTATGCGTTTATTAAAGAGAACGATGTACCTGAGTTCTTACACAAGCGCCTATCAAGTACCAATATTAAAGAGTTTCTAGATGCTAATCCTGACAAGTGTCCAGCAGGTTTATCACCGATGAATGAGTATGTTATTTCAATCCGTAAAAGCAAGGAGCAATCAGAATGAGTACAGAACTAGATATTTTCCAACAAGGCGGCGCAGTAGCAGTACGTAACCGTCGTGATGATGGTTTCACCAGTAACGTTGGTGGTTCTTCTATCACATCAAAAAGCATTACCATCGTAAACAACAAGTTCCGTTTGATGGTGAATGGTAAAGAGATTAGCAAGACTGACCAAGGCTTCATTGATGTAGTCATTGTTAATGCTGCACCATCGGTTAACCGTATGTTTTATGCAGAGACATTTGACCCTAAAGCACAGAAGCGTACACCGCCTAAATGCTGGAGTCATGACAGCCAAACACCTGACCCTCAATCACGTGAAAAGCAAGCGGACAAATGTTCTGACTGCCCACAAAACATTGCTGGTTCAGGTCCAGGCAAAACTAAGGCTTGCCGTTTCCACCGCTACATCGCAGTAGTATTGGCTGATGATTTGCATGGTGATATCTACCGCGTTAAGTTGTCTGCTACATCTGTGTTCGGTAATGGTAACAACGACCGCCGTCCGTTCCACGAGTATCGTGACTATTTAGTAGCTAATGGCGAAGGTCTAGGTTCAGTTGTATCACGCATGATTGTAGGTGAAGATACATCTAACATCGGCTTCAAAGCTGTTGCTCGTTTGTCTGATGATGAGTTTGATACCTGTCGTGCCCGTACGCAAGAAGAAGAGGCAGTACGTGCGATCACCTTGTCTGTTGCTACGGATCGTGATGAGAATGGTGAAGAGTTTGCTCCAGTTCCACAAGCAGCACCTCGCCCAGCTACACGTCAACCAATCGTTGAAGAGCCTGTAGAAGAAGCTATCCCTGAGCCAGTTAAACGTTCAGCAGCAGAAGCTAAACCAGCTCCTACCCCACCAGCACCACCACCAGCTAAAGTAGATTCAGGTGATGTAAGCCTAGATGACTTAGTTGCTGATTGGACATAAGGAGAGCGACAGTGAGAGGTTATTCACAGATTGTAATTGAGGCTAACCAAAGTGCTGACCCCGGATTAGGGGTTACGCTTGGCGCCTTGTTGATTGTTAAAAAGTACCCAGTAAGCAGAGTAGCTGTTGAGCTTGAAGTTTCTCGACAGACGGTCTATGATTGGATTTCGGGCAAAGCAAAGCCCTTGCGGTCAAAGACTGTAGCTATAACAAATCTAATCGATAAGTTAACAGCAGAATAAGTTTCAATAGGGGGGAGACCATGAGGTAGTACCCCCACCCCTAAACGTTGTGAGAGATACAATGCAAACATCAGAATTTTTACGGCACATATGGCCGGCCGAAGGCGTCTATTGCGTAGTTGGAAAAGACCAACAAAACAATATATCTCCCAAGTTTGTAAACACTATTGAAGAAGC